CGATCTACTTCAGTGCAGATCGCATCCCCGTCACCACCTCGGCGGCGGTGACCGCCGGCCAGCTGCTCTACGTCTCGGGTAACGACACCGTCGCCAAGACGTCGGCCGCTACCGGTGCGTGGCTCGGTGTGGCCGCCCACGACGCCGGATCCGGCGCTCAGGTCGTCATCTACACCGAGGGCATCCACGAGCTGGCCGCCTCCGGTGCGATCGCCGCCGGCGCCCGGGTGTGCGCGGCGGCCAACGGCGCCGTCGCCGACTTCGCATCCGGCACCGACTACTCCCAGGTGGTGGGCATCGCCCTGTCGGCTGCCGACAACTCCAAAGTCCGCGTCTACCTGCGCGCCTGAGAAACCCCCCAACGAAGAGAGAGTGACCTCACATGGGCATCAATTACCCTCCGGCCGCGCCGACGCTGTCCGGCGACCTGCTCACCATCAACCGATTCCTCAAGGACACCCCGTGGGTGTTGCGCGCGCTGCGTGACATCACCGACGAGGTGTTCGTGGCCGACAAGATCCTGACCCAGCAGAACTGGACCGAGTCCGGGTCGATCGGCTACGACACCAACGAGTCGATCTACGCCGACCGGGCACCCAAGCCGGTCGCCCCCGGCGGTGAGTACCCGATCACCACGGTCGGAACCGGCACCGCCTCGACCGCGAACACGGTCAACTGGGGCAATGACGCGCTGATCACCGACCAGTCGATCAGCCGGCAGAAGTTCCCCGTCGTCACCCGTGCGTTCCGCAAGCTGGCCAACAGCCATGTGTCGACCATCGACTCTGTCGGCCTGTCGGCGGTCGTCTCCGCGGTCACGCAGAACACCGACGCCATCGCCAGTTGGAAGGCCTCCGACGGCTCGGCCAAGATCCTGCGCGACCTGATGCGGGCTGTGACCAGCATCCTCAAGCTCAAGCAGGGATATATGCCGAACTGCGTGTTTGTCGAGCCGGATGTGTTCGCCAACATCGTCTCCAACGACGACCTGATGAAGCTGCTGCCGCGGGAGTACGCGGGCGTCGATTCGATGCCGGTCCGTCAGGGCCTGAACTCGATGCTGATGCGGCAGATCGGCGGCCTCACCTTCATCACGTCGCCGAACGCCCCGTCGACCGGTAAGGCGCTCGTCGTGGACACCACCGTGTTCGGTGGCTTCACCGATGAGGTCGTGCCCGCGCCCGGTTACGTCTCCGCGGACAACGGTCTGCAGGTCAAGACCATGCGCGACGACGAGGCCGACAGCTGGCGCATCCGTGCCCGCCGGATCACCGTGCCGATCGTGCAGGAGCCGGCCGCGGGCTGGCTCATCAACGGGGTCAACGCCTGATGGCCTACCGCGTAGTCGCCCCGCTGGTGCTGGCCCGGGATCACAACGGGTCGACGCATCACTGCTACGCGGGCGCACACATCGAGTGGCTGCCCGAGGATCAGAAGCACCTGTTTCTCGAGCTCGGTCTGGTCGAGAAGATCGGCGCCGAACCGGCTCCGGTCGCCGATCCTCCTGTGGACGCCGGTGATTCCGATGGTTCGGGCAAGCCGCACGCCGCGGCGACGAAGGCCGAGCTGATCGCCTGGCTCGTCGAGCATGCGGTGCGCCCGGACGGCGGTGACTACACCGCCGGGTCGCTGCAGCCGCAGAACAAGGATGAGCTGTGGGCGCTGATCGACGCGGTGGACTGACGTGGGCCTGTACACGGTGACTGCGCCGTGCGTGGTCGGGGATCTGCACTATGCGCTGGTTCCCGCCGCGCCGGTCTTCGCCGATGACGATGTCGCTGCTGATCTGGTGGCTGCGGGTGTGCTGATCCCGGTGGCGCCGGCCGCCGACGAGGGCGAGAAGCCCGAGCCGGTCAAGGCGACACCCCATCGGCGCCGGGCCGACAAAGAGGCCTGACCACAGTGGCCGATCTGCCGTTCCTCGACATCGACGATTTCGCCGAGCAGTACCAGGGCGCACTCTCCGATGGCGAGAAGATCACGGCGGAACGGCTGCTGCAGGTCGTCTCCGACGGCATCCGGGGCCGCAAGCCTGATGTCGACCCGGAGGCGGCCGCCCTGGTGGTCTTCGAGGTGGTTCGCGATGACGTCGCCTACGGGCATCTGGGGCCGCTGTCGAGTTTCACCAACGTGACCGCCCACCGGCAGGAGGCGGGCACCCTCAACGGTTCGCCCGATGACTACCTGAGTGTCAGGCAGAAGCGCCTGCTGGGCATGGCGACCGTTGTGACCGCATCCCCCCGCGGGATCTTCTCGCCGGGTGATTACTGACGGTGGGCGCTTTCCCCGGCCGTCAGCGGGTCGGAATCCAGCGGGAAGTCCCTGTCTCCGACGACGACGGCACCCCTGTGCTGTCGGAGTTCGGCGAGCCGCAGACGACGACCGTCACGGTCTGGGTCGAGGGCTGTCTGTTCGAGGTGCCCACCGCCCCGGATGAGCAGCAGGGTGTCACGGTGACGACCAGCGAGACCGGGTGGGCGCTGCTGCCGGCATCCGGCGACGGCGTCATTCCGGCCGCGGACAGCTATGGCAATCCCATCCCGCTGCCGTTCCTCGATTCCGCTGGGGCGCCGTCGATCTCCTCGTCGGCGTGGCTGATCCACGACGGGCTGCGGTATGCGATGCGCGGTGACGCGGTGCTCGAACGCGATTTGCGTGGGCGCCCCAATCATGTGTTCTGCCGGTGCGAGCGGGAGCGCGGCTGATGGCTGACGTCGAGTTTCACATCGACCGCGAGGAGTTGGCCGCCGAGATCCGGGCGCAGGCCGAAGAGCAGATCACCGCCGGCGAGTACGACCCGCAACTGCAGGCGTTCATGACCGACGAGGTCATCCCGGTGTGGCAAGCGAATTCGCCTGATGACACCGGCGAGTACAAGGAGTCCGTCGAGGTCAAGTACGACGCGCAGGGCGGCCGGGGTGCGGTCGGCACGTCGATCGGCTACGCGCACATCGTGGAGTACGGGTCGGTGGATACCCCGGAGTTCGCGCCGCGAGCCAAGACCGCGGCGCATTTCGGCCCTGACAGCACTGGTGATTTCGCGGGCCGCCGTCGTGGCCGCTGACCTGTACGCGCTGGCCGCCCCGAACGCTGAGGCGTTCGTGCGGGCGTGGCTGCTGCCCCTGGCTGATGATCCGGCGCTGGTCGGGTCGAAGCGGTGGGAGGCCGGGATGGGTTTGCCGTACCGGTTGGTGACCCGCCTGGGCGGGGACTGCGACCTCATCGGCGACGGCGCGGTGGTGCGGGTGCACACCTTCGCGGCCACCTACACCGCGGCGGCGCGGGCAGCTGATGACACGCACCGCCGGATGCTGCTGCTGGCAGAGAATCCGCTCGCCGATGTGGCGATGGGCGACGGGTCGGTCGCGAACTGCTCGTCGCTGGACCGGGCGACCGCACCAACCCATCAGGAATACGGCGCCGAAACCGTCGTGGAGCGGTTCATCTGCGAGTACGCCATCACGCTGCGCTTCACCTAACCACCTTCTACCCCGCGAACGGCCCTGACTTCGGTTGGGGCCGTTCGTGTTTCGCGGCACCTGCCGCACCCTTCACGCCGGACCTTTCCGGCATCTTCCCCGCGAAAGGAATCCCCTCATGCCTCAGCCCTCTACCGGTGTCAGCTTCGCCGCCGCCGGACTGGCCTACCTCAACTCGCTGCGTGTGCGCCGCGGCGGCCGTTGGTCGGTCGCCGTGCGTGACTACGGCGGCTCGAACACCAACCTCAGCCCCGGCAGCGGATTCGGAGCACCGATGGCCACCGACGGCGCATGGCGTTCGGACCTCTTCGCGATCGTGAAGAACTCGGCCGGCCAGTGGGTGTACAACACCGCATCAAACCTCGGGTTCTACCCGCTGGGATGGGTTTCCCCCGACGGCATCGAGCGCAACCCGAAGATCTCCAGCGACTCCCTCGAAGGCCTGCAGGCCCTGGACCCGATCCGCGTCGACATCCAGAAGCGGGACAAGACAGTCGGTTTCACCCCGCTGGAGCGCAACCCGATCGTCGACGCCGTCCGGTTCAACCAGCCCCTGACCGGGGTGCTGGAGCGCACCGCCTCGGGAACCTACTTCGCCGGGGAGTCCAGCGACGACCTTCCGATCCGCCGCCAGGTGCTGATCCTGCACGAGGACCGCATGGGCGGCCTCGTAGAGCGCAACGCGTTCCCCTTCCCCCGCTGCGTGCTGACCGACCTCGGTTCGGAGAAGGGCAACAAGAAGGACGCCGACGCGGCGAAGTTCTCGCTGTCCCGCGAGATCGACCCGTATTTCGTTGACGCGAACGGGGTTCCGCTGCTCGATGGCCGTTGGACCACGGGCAGCCTGTGGGCGCAGGACACCACGCCGGGTCTGACGTTCCTGGCTTCAGCTCCGGTGGTGACGCCGACGGCGGCCACGACCGCAAACCTGGTGTTCGGTGCCCCGATTGGCGGCACGTCGCCCTACACCTACTCGGTCAAGAAGTCGGCCTCGGCGCTGATGACGTCGCCGACGTCGGTCACCACGGGCTCGGTGACGGTGTCCAACGGTGTCGTGACGATCCCGCTCACCGCGCTGACCACCGGCACCACGAGCTACTTCCAGGTGACCGTCACCGACTCCACTGCCGGTACTCCGCTGACCGCGGTGTCGGCGGTGTCGGCCGCGGCCACCCAGCCGTAACCCCCTTGAGCGGCCCCGGCGGGCGTATCGGCTGCGCCCGCCGGGGTCTTCCCATCCTTCAGCCGAATCAGCCGACCCGTTTTCAGCCGAGAGGAATCAGCCGAAATGACCAAGCCGACAACCGATCCCGGAGTGGAAGCCGCCGAGCAGGCCAAGGCCTACGACTCCCCATTCGCACCGCGTGAACTCATCCTGGATGACGGAACCGTCATTGAAGTCCCGCCGCACCCGAACCTGCGGATGCTCGACGACGACGCACTGGCCGCCTGGGACCAGCTGTGGTTCGACCTTGAGGGTTACGACCACCACGAGGTCAACCTGCCCGAGCGGACCGTGAAGGACGCCGACGGAACCGAGATGGTGCTTCCCCCGGAGACCCGGCAAGGCGCGCTGAAGGTGCCGTACCGGAGAACCGATCCCGAGACCGGAAACGCAGCGCTGCTGAACCCGCCCTATGAGGTGCAGGTCGCCAAGATCGCGCTGGGGGAGAACTACGACATTCTGCGCGCGGGCACGATCAACGGCAAGCGCGGTGCGGCCCGGCATGTGTGGGCGGTGTGGAACACCCAGGGCCTGGACCTGACCGAACGGCAGGCGGCCGACCCCAAAAGTGTGGGACGCGCAGATGGTGTGGCGGCGGTGGCCTCGGCAGATAGCGAGTGATCTGCGCCGGTTCTTCCACTGTTCGATAGCGGACTGGCATCAGGGCCGGCTGTCGAGTTTCGAGCTGCTGGAGTTGTTCGGCATCTCGATCGTGTCCGATCCGAAGGCGAAAGTGCGCACGATCCGTGTGGATTTCGCGCCAGAGGACGGAGCGCTGGCCAAAGAGCTGCGCGGCGGCGAGCTGCCGGAGTGGCAGCAGATGGTCCGCCAGTCCGCCAACACCCTGGCG